GAGATCCTGTCACACATCCTCAAGAAGGACACCAAAAAGATTGTCGAAACCTTGATCCGGTTGAGGATCATCATCCCCACCGCAGATCAGGCGGACATTGAAATCTTCCTAGAGGCCATCCTCCAGTACCTCGAGAGTGTGGACATTAAAAACCTCACCGACACCATCCTCCAAGACGACATCCTCTTGGAACTGGCGGAAACCAAACCCTTCCTGCTCCCGTCGAATTTCATCTACCTCGCCAAAGCCTTCACCCTCGTCGAGGGACAGGCCAAACAGTTGGACGAGGATTTCAACTACTACACCTACCTCGAACCCATCCTTAAGGACAAAATCAAAGACGTCGTTGACGTCAAGTCTTACGTGAGCACGGCTGCGCAGATGCCGACGACGATCGCCAACATCTCCACCGCGGTGGCTGGTCTCGAGAGGAGTCGATCCGCCATGAAGAGACAGATCGATCGGGCGAGACGGGAGGTGAGGTTCGCACAGTACAGCATCCTCTGCGCGATGGTTGCGGTTGAGCAGGATAATAAGATGTTATTTACACTGTTTGCTTTGGGTGCGGTCTACTTCACTTTTGCCTATCGAAAAAATCGATAGCGGCGTCACCGGGGATGGTGGGCACCTCTCGGTCCTTTTCGAAAAACTCCCGGTGCTCGCGGAGGAGCTCCTTGGTTCGACGCTCTTCCTCTCGCGCGATGTCCTTCATTCGGTCACCCATGCGCTCGAAGTCCGATTGTCGATCCTTCAGGAGTTTCTTACCAAACTTGCGGAACTTCTTGAGTTCCTTCTTGCGACCGGCGTAGACCGGGACGACGTGGACGTTCTTGCTCACGGTGAACATTTTCCTTTGTCTAGTGTGGTTCCAAATCTTTAATGAAGTCATCCAACGACCTCCAGTACCTTTTAATGTCCTTCATAAAGCGCTTGTTCTCCTCCAAGGCCTCGCACGGAAGTTTATTCTTCCACAGGTAAGCCAAGTTGCTCTTGCTGTACTTTGTGGATTTCTGGTGTTCCGTCGGTCGGCGCGCGGTGATCTTCTTCGTCGCCTTCTTCTTGGTGGCCGCGACCCTTGGTTCGACCCGGTTTATGAAGCTCAGCCCCTGCATGACGGTGTCCGCGAGGTCATCCTTCTTCCGACTCGCGTCGAACACGGGGATCCAGTGATTGTTTGACGGGGTGTCAGCGATGAACTGACGCGCGCGTTCGATGGCCGCCTTCTTCCGTCTGTTGTACTGAACCTTCCCAGCGCCCACGATGTCCGGGATCTTGTACTTTGCGTCATAAAGGATGGTCTCGCTGCATGGAACCTTGATGATGAAATAACTCTGAAGGAAATGCATCACACTCACCATCTTCTTGTTCCGGTCCGGCTGCTTCTCTATAAGGATCGTGGTCGCGTCGAGAACCCACGGTTTGTCGTCCAGGTGCTTGCGGAGACTGACAAAGAGACCGTCGTCACTCTCGGGCGGAACGCCGCTCACGTCCCACTGGGTGATCGTCTTTGTCTCCTCGTCCAGCAAACACATGGCCAAGTTACGTATGCCAACGTCGATGCTTAAGAGCATCCTTTAAAGTACATTCTCTCGTTCACTTTAAGTTTAGAATTTCTTACCGGTCGGGACCCGTCCGGCTCCAGGGCCACCACCACCGCGCTTGTTACCGCCACCCCCGGACATCCCCAGAACGGCCAAGGTCGCGAACACCATGATGCAGAGGCCGAAGAGCGCGATCCACGAGGCACCGAAGGACTTGACGACGTCCGCGATCCCCTTGTTTTCTTGGGATACCGAAGCGTCCGCGGCAGCCTTGATCTTATTCGTCATCTCGTCGTTGGTGATGGCCGTCTTGAGCATGTCCAAAGTCGCCTTGATACCCATTTGCATCGTGATGTCCTGTGAGAAGTTGATGCCACCGTAACCCGAGGTGCAGTCCATGTTCCCGCGGATGATGAGCTCACCGCGGTTGATCGCGACCTGTTCGCCGAAAGCCTCCGAAACGTTCTCAGTGGTGATGGTCCGCTCGATGATGTTCTCCAGACGGGTCCGCATCGTCTGCTTGAGGTTTTGTTCGTTCCCGAACTCCAAGTTCCCCATCTCCGTGACCAAGTCCATGTTCGCCTCCATAGCCGCCTGAAGGTCGTTGTTGATTTGGGCTTTGTTCTCGACAATCAACTCGGCGACGACGGATGTGTCCGTCTGCATCTGCGCATCGACAGACTGATTGACGTTAATGTCACAGCCGATGTTGTTACCGGAGATGACTATCTTCAAGCGGTTGATTCCGGTTTGGGACGCGACCGCGCGCGATGTGTTCTTCGTGGTCTGTTCATAAAGGTTCTTGGAGACGACATCGAAGGAGAAAAATTGTTCGATGGTTTGCTGTTTGCCTCCTCCCATTGTTGGTACTAATCCTGGCTGAGAAAAAAAATGAGCACATGAGACATATGAGATTGAACGCCGTCTTGATTGCCATCGCCGTCGTCGTCATCTTGTATTGGCTCCGAACCAAGGAATACTTGGACCCGAAGTCACCGATCTACAAGTACATACGTGAGAATGAGAAGATCAACCCTTGGTTCGTCATCTCAATGCTGGACAATGCGGGGATCAAGTACAACGAAAAAGAAGCAGTGCGCGTCTTGACCGAAGGGGTGAAGTCGTACATGCGAGAATACATAAAATCTTTGTAAATGGTAGATGGCCGAAGAAGAAGAAGACCCGTGCGACCTCACCAAAGACGGTGGGTACGATCACTGCCGAGCCAAAATGGATGACATGGAGACCTTCTCCAAGGGTGACCTGCTCAAGTGGGAACAGTGGTCTACCAAAGATTGGGACCAAACGTACAAAGACCAGGCGAAGCAGTTGTACGACGAAGGTAAGGTGAAGTACTGCAATCACGACAAACTCGGGAGGTACGAGGACACGATCAGTTGGGGTGACGTCAAGTGTTACGACTTGGACACGGACAATTCCATCCGCCGAGACTTCTGCCTTCTCGAGGACGAGTACCGCCTGGAGAACAATCACAACCTGTGTCGGCGATCGGCCGTTGGGGACACCCTGTACGAAGAGATGGCGACGACGTATTGTGAGGCAGAGGGAAATCACAAGAAGTGGTGGTGTGGGTGCTACAACGTCCTCCACCCGACCAAGTGCAGCGACAACCCCAACGCGGCGACGTGCCCGATGGTTTCCATCGATCCCTTACTGGCGGACGAAGACGCCATCGGTCAGGAAGGGTACGACATCCTTGTGAACAACAAACACTGTAGGAAGCGCGTGTGCGAAGCGGATCAGTTCGTACCCAAGTCCATGCCCGCGTGTCCGAAGAGTGTCACCATCTGTGACAATGTGTATAACCTTAAGGAGTCCTCGACCTCGGACGTCATCCGCGGTTGCGTCGACACCGACTTCCCGGAGATCGACTGGGAACAGTGGAACGAGCAGGAGATCCCACCGATGCCCCAATGGATGATCGATCGACGGAAAAAAGACGATGACAGCGGCGTCGCCGAAGACCCGGTGATGATGATCACTCTCATCGTGATTGCCTTTTGCCTCCTTATAGTCATAGGTGCCATCGTTTACTTTTCGGTATAAAGACGACACCCATGTGATTTTCAGACATGACGTGGTGTTGGTGGTGCGTGCACCCGTTCGAGGGTGAGCAATTGGCCTTGCCTTACAAATACGATGAATTACGAAACAGGTTCAGCACGACGGGGTGTTTCTGCAGCTGGTCGTGCATGAAGGCGTACGCCATAGACAAGTACGGGATCACCCGCGGTGGAGTCATCTCGTCTAACATCATCATCATGCGGAAGAGGATGTACAACAAGATCGGACGAGTGCGTCCGGCGCCGTGGAGGTATCACCTCAAAGTCTTCGGGGGTGACATGACCATCGAGGAGTTTCGCGAGGGCGCAGCGAAGGACGTCGAACCACCCAAAAAGATCGACACCGTCAGTGCCTCTATTGCCACCACCGACGACTTGTCCCAACCGAACAAGTTTAAGATGGAGGAAATAAAGAAGAGTGACGTACCGAACCAGCCCTTAAAGCTGAAACGACCCAAACCCTTGAAGACGACTCACAACGATTTGGAGTCAGCCTTGGGACTCATCATAGAGACCAAACCCAAGCAGTTGTCGCACGAGACCGAGGTCTCGCGGTAGACGTAGTGACACGCCTCGCACGTTCTGTTTCTGGACACGTGTCGTCGCTTGAGCAAGCCTTTGTTATACAATTGTAAATCGTGGACCGTGTACACGTTGTAGTCTACAATCGTTTTGAGATCGGGGAACATCTTACTTCATGCAACACGCGAAAAGTTTAAGCTTCTTGAGCTTCATCAGTTGCGCACCCGCGTCGATGATCGGGTCGGCGAGCTTCTTGAGGAAGGTCTCCAACTCGGTGTCGGTCTCGCCTTTTTCGATTTGTTCGATGAGGTGGAAAAGGATGGACTTGACCAAGCGCTTCTTCTCCGGCCCGCTGAGCTTCTTGATCTTCGAGGTCTCACCCATGAGGATGGAGATAATCCCCGGGATGTCGGTTTGTTGCAAACCGTCGTGGAGGTACTGACTCTTGATGCGTTCGACGACGGACAAGAGGTGCTTCGTGTCGACGACGCCTTCGTGTGCCTTGAGGATGTTATCCATTATGTTGTTGTAATCCCTACCCAGATTTTTTTCACTCGCATATAGCACATGGATGTCGACGGAACAATCCTCACCGTGGCGCTCACCATCGGCTTCATCCAACTCCTCGCGAGCGTGAACAGGGCCACGGAGAAGTTAGACCTCCAAGAGATCAGCCTCGCCGTCTTCGTCAGCAGTCTGTGGGTGATTTACGAGTTCAGGAAGGGCGGGGTAAACCTCTCGAGCACGTACGCACTGCTCGGCCTGGGGGTGAATCTGTACCTGCTAAATAAAATTTTACTGCGTCGTGAGGATGAGTCGCGGCGTGAAAGACGAGCTCGATGAGTTCGACCTTCTCCTTGTGTGAAAATGTTCCTGCCCTACGGACAACGTAGGCCAGGACCATGAACAGGAAGTGTATCGTCTGTACCACGGACATACTGATATTACATTACATTTAGATTAGGCAATCTTGGACGCCCTGTACGCGTTCACCGCACCCTTCGCCTTGCGGGTGACACCGTAGCCGCCGACCAAAACGAGGAGGGAGAAGACCGCGAGGCTGATGCCGGCCCAGGTCTCGTCGGACTTTTTCGCGTTCGAACACTTCTTGGAGAGGTCCAAGGTCATCGCGGAGTTGATGAGACCCAAGATGCCGAAGATGGCCAAGAAGGCCGGGACGTCGTTCTTGAAAAACTTGTTGATGAGGAGGGTGAACGGAATGGCCAAGCCTAACGTCAAAGTGACGACCTGGAACTCGTTGTTTCGGATGTACGTCTTCTCATTCTTCTTGGCGTCGCACTTCTTGAAAATGCTGATGCCCATGGAGGTGACGATCATGTGGAAGAGACCGACGAGGGCGAGGAAGAGCACGGCCATGAAACCCATCTCCGGGTCGATCAAGCCTTGGGCGAACTTTTGCACTTGCGCGTAGGACGGGACGCCAGCCATCTGTGTATATCTATACGTTTACATTTTTTGTTCCGGTGAGACCTGGACGGAGTTCACCCCCCGTCCCGGACACCACCCATTGACGGATGACGTCCAAGTCGTCCATCTCGCAGTCCCCGGACCACCTGAGGGCGTACCTGAACCTGTCCGGGAGTTCCTCGACGACCGTCCACATCCCCAAGTGCCGCTCCACGAACGCCTTGTTCTGGTCCGTGGGATTGTCGAGAAGGATGAACTTCCCAATTTCACGATCCGACCAAAAGTGTCGCTCGAACGGTTTGCTCTTACCGTTCGGGTAGAAGATGCACCCGTCGTTGAAGACATACCAGACCGGGACCGACCCGTAGATCCCGGCACTGTAGGCGAACGTCGACGAGACCCCCTCCACGTGGTAGGGCATCATGTTCCGGTGGTTGACCCCACCCATCGTCGTGTAGATGACCGGCATCTTTGACAGAAGGAACCATTCCGTGAATGAATTCCTGCGTTTGATGGCGTCGTCGTCCGATCGCTCGACCTGTGACTTTTCACACGCGGTGAAGCCAATCTCAAAGTCCATACACACCGCCTTGGGGACCTTGGACATGAAGTATGCCTTGGTCGAGTCACTGTCACTCAACACGTACACGGGTTTGTCCAGGGTGTTCGCGTAGGAAATCATGGCTTCCACGGCGTCCATGGACGCGGCCGGGTACTGGGCGAACTTGGCGCTGTCCTCGGCGTTCAGACCCATCCTGATGTGGAAGGCTGCCACGCAGTGCTTCACCTTCTCGTAACACCAGTCCACGTGCGCGTGGAGCTCCTCCGTCGGTTGGATGCATTGACGCATCCTGTCTGATATCCCCGGGTGCGACAGGTGCAAGAAACTGTTGAGAACGCCCTTGTAGTTGATGGTGCCCTCGCCATCCTTGACCACCCGGTCAATTTTCAACCATCGGTCGCGACCGTACTTGTACACGTCCTCGTGCACCGCCGGGTTTTCGGATTGAAGAAAGTGTGTGGCCAAACTCAAGGAAAGGTTCCCAAGGGCTTCGACACCACTCGGCCTATAAACGTCCATCTCTGTGGAATAATAGATATAAAGCTTTATGCCTCTGTCACCTTAGTAATGTTAGTCACCGTCATCGGGATTGGTAAAGTCGGTCTGGCCTACGCCACTTTCCTCGCGGAAAAGGGACACGCCGTCACCGGGATCGACCTGAATGAGCAATACGTCAAGTCCCTCCAGGACGGCACGTTCGAATGCCCCGAACCAGGCGTCCAAGAACACATCGGGAGGGTGACGTACAAGACCAAGGACGACACACAGGCTGAGATATGCGTCGTCCTCGTGGACACGCCCACGTGTTACGCCGGGTACGACCACGCCAACCTGGAGAGGGTGCTCCAAGACGTCGTGAAGAAGGGCCACGAGCGAATCATCGTCTCGTGCACCACCCAACCGGGATTCATGAAGAAGTGGCCGAACGTCTACTACTCACCCCTCTTCATCCAGTTGGGGAACATCGTGAACCACCAGAAGACGACCAAGAATATCCTCGTCGGTGGCCAACCGGACGCGAAGATTTCCGAATTCTTCCGCATAAACCACGGGGAAGACGCCAAGGTGCACTACATGGCCCCAACCGCCGCGGAGGTGGCGAAACTGGCCCTGAACTGCATGATCACCACCAAGATCAGTTTCGCCAACATGATTTCAGAAGCCCTGTGGAGGAGCGGGTACGACCACGAAACCGACAACGTCCTTGACTTTGTCGGATCGGACCCGCGCATAGGCGACAAGTGCCTCAAGGCGGGCTGGGGGTACGGTGGTCCATGCTTCCCACGAGACAACCGAGCCTTGTGCACCTTTCTCCGAGAGTGGGGTGCCGCGGATTACATACCAATCGCCACCCACGAGACGAACGAGCGTCACGCCGTGGTGATGGCGATGAAGAACGTCGACCCGTCCGAATTCTTGGACCTCAACTACAAACCCGACTGTCCGGTCGTTTGCACGGAGGAGAGTCACAAGGTGAAAACCCTTCAAATTAAAAAGTTCCTAGACAACAAGTAATGAGCTGTATTCAAAGATATTTTCAACCTTGTCGAGTCCGCCCCTCCCGACGAAGACGGAGGACTTGTTACGCCGAACGACGCGACCCACTCGAACTCGTCGAGGCGACTGCCGGTAAAAGCGCGATCTACGGTTGTCTCCTCGGCTCCATAAACACGATGCTCACGGGGATGGGGCCGGCTCATCAGATGGCCACTCCCCTTGGGGCCTTGGCGGTCATGAGCGTATTCGTGTCCGCGTACTCCGTGGATCGAACGGACAGGTTAACGGAGACGAGACAGGACTTTAAGGATGCGGCGAGCGTGATCCAGGGGAGGTGGGCTATGCTTGCGTTCGCGCTGCTGACTTGTATTACATCTTGATTTTGAGTTATTCATCCGAGAGTGCGCTCAGGAGATCCATCCCCTTAAAAGATTTCATCCCGAGACGGGCCGGGATGACGCGCTCCGCGTTGCAGCGGTCGCAACACTTCCCCGTGCACATGGGTTGGGCGTTGTTGCCCGAACCGGTGATTTGGCGTTTGCAATCGATGAAGCAGCACACACTTTCCGCCATGGGTGCGTCCGGAAGTGACGTATAGTCATGTTTTTTTGTAAACCTTAAGGTAATAATGAATATCACCAGAGGACGCACCTTGATCGCCGTCGCGGTCGCATTGGCTCTTTATTACGCGTGGACCATCCGTAAAGAAAAGTACCAGAACGAGCAGGCCATTAAAGACAGGGCCAAGGCTAAGCAAATGACCCAAGAGGAGTTGGACACCATCATCAAGTACATCAAGTAAAATATATATATGACATCTTAGTAGGGATATGGTATCTAGTCAATGCCAAGATGTCAACAATCTCAACCTCGTCGTCAACGGGCAGACGTGCTTCGCCCAGATCATGACCGAGGAGGGTACCCAGTCGGCCCGAGAGAAGGCGGTCACGTACTGCCAGGACTACCCAGACCAAATCAAGACGACCACGTGTTCAAGCACGAGCTTGGGCTCGGATTTGTACGAAAACGTCGCCGCCACGTACTGTGATGGTGATGGGAAGTCGGATGATTTCTGCGCGTGCTACAACGCGTTCGCTGGAAAGTGTGACCTCGACGACGCCAACAGTTACGCCGGGTGTACGGGCGTCAACCAGAAACACAGTGAGTTGGTGTGGGGCTTGCCGGACGACGCGAGCGACCAAATCGCCAAGAAAAAATACTGCAGGAACAGCGTGTGTAAGTCTGCGAGTCGTTTCAAACCGAGTGGATCGGACGAGTGTCGATTTGACCTTCAACTTTGCATCAACGACGCCCGCATCCGCGGGAACCTTCAAAACGTCGGGATAAATATCGAGTGTAACCAGTCAAATACCCAGGGTGGAGGCACGGGTGGCGTGGGCACGGGTGGCGCGGGCACGGGTGGAGACGATGGAGACGAAGGGAAGGGGGTCAATAAAGTTGTCGTCGGGGGGGTGAGTTCGGTGCTGTGTGTACTCGCCGTAGGTGCCGTCGCAGCTGCCACGATGATGTAAAAAAAATACCAGTCAATACTAGGCATGGTATACTTTTTCACAAAGCATAACAGCACGTCAGAGGGTGACAGGTGTTTCTGTAGTGGATTTGAAAACCAGATCAGCTATTCATGGAAGGACAATAGAAAAGTTTCAAACTATCCTAGATCACAGTGCAAATACAATAGCGACGCTCCAATATACTCAAATTGGAACGTATGTGGTTATTACGCCAGTGGAGGCGGCTGGTTGCGT